TCCATACATCCGTCAGATTCGATGATGATGGTGGTTCCTTCCGGGGGTAATTCCAATTCTGGGAGATTTTCGACCAGCTGTTTGATTTTCTGGACTATCTCCCAATCTCTTTTGTTCATTCGTTTCTCCCCTGTAGGAGAAACCTTCGAGTACAAGGGCCCTAATAATTTCCCCATTTGAGGGATGTAGCACCTTGCATAGTTAAGGATACCGAGAAAACTTCTCAGTCCCTTTGTCGTCTGCAGCTCTTGTTCGTCAAACTTGACGATCTTCTGGATGATATGGGGCTGCAGTTTGATTCTTGATTCCCCAATGGTGGCGCCTAGGAAGTCCACCTGCTTCACTCCGATCTTCATTTTAGTTGGGCTGAGAATAAGCCCATTGTCCTCCACGATTTTCAGGAATTTTTCCAAATGTACCTTGTGCTCCCTGGGGGTTGCTGAAAACACAAGGATATCATCAATATAAACCGCAATGAAGTCTTCCGTACCTTTGAAGCATAGGTCCATTTTCCTTTGGAAGACTGCTGGAGCGTTCTTCAAGCC